AAATCTTGCGCATGCCCATCACCTAATGCTTCTAAAATAATTATGCGTTCTTCTTCTAACTTTTCAGTTAAAAGTTTTAACGTTAAATCCATTTATTATTCCTTTCGTGTAGATTTATTTTTTACTGCTTCTACTCCTATTTTGGTTCCTGCAATTAACTCTTGAGATTCTATTTTTCTGTTATCCATAACTGCGTTAGCTCCAATTTTAGCTCCAGCAATTCTTTCATCAGATTCTAATCTCATTTTTTCTAATTCAAGTTTAGCTTGTTCTAATGCAGTATCGGCTTGCATCTTCTGTGCTTTTGCTTGTGCTTCCATTTGTTTAATTTGTAACTCTTGTTGTTGCATTTGCAAAATAGGGTCTTGTTGTTTTTGCATAACCTCTTGTGCTTGAGCTTCTTGAATATCTTTTTGTAATAACTGTTCTGCTCCTTTTGCAACTACTCTTGAAAGATCAAGTTCAACTGATTCATCCATTTCTTCGTTAGGTCCAGGTAATGGTACACCAACTTGTTTTTCTACTTCTTTTCTGTATTGAAAAGCTAAATGTTCTGCTATATGTGCTTCCATAGCTGCTTGTAATACTTGTGCATTTGGGCTTTGACCTACCATTTGTCTTAGTTTTGGATCATTCATAAATGCCATATGTGTTGTAATATGAGCTTCATGGTCTTGATATATAAATGCTTTGACAGGTTTGCTATTAAGTATATTCATGTTTTCTGATACAGGGTCTTGTGGTTTAGCTTTATCAGAGTTAGGAATTAATTTATCTATGTTTTTAACACCTAATACTTCAAGCATTTGTTTATTAAGTTCAACCATGTCATAGATTTGTGGATTAGCTTGTGCTAATTGCATTACTGCTTGATACTGTACAACTTTTTGAGACATTGTTGCTGCGTTAGGATCAGAGACAGGTATAACTTCTACTGTGTCATAGTCAGCTTGTTTAACTTTTTTACTTCCGTCAGCTGGTTCATATGTGTATGATGAGTCTGTAAAATCACGTATAATGCCTTTTAAGAGTTTAAACTCTTGTTTCATTGCATAATGAATACGAGCTTGTACAGCTGACATAACTTTTAATGTGCGCTCTAAAATAGCTAGTGTAGTACCAACTGGAGCGTTAGCTGACATATCAGATACTTTTAAATCAGCCGCTGAAGCAAATCTTCTTCCTTCATCAATAATCTGATTCATTAACTGATTTAAAACTTGGCTTGGCTCTTTATAAGGTAGAGCCATAATATTGTCACGGATAGTGCCACTTGGTACATCAACATCACGGAACTCTGCAGGAGCAATCGGAGTATCATCTCCTTTGATTCTAAGACCACGTGATTTAAATCCACCTGGGAGGTTAGATAATGTACCCGCGTCTACCAATTGTCTTAATAGCATTGTGCCTGATTTTGCAAACGCGCCTATTAAATGAATCAAACCAAAACAGTAGAAACCAAATCCTGGCACATATCCATAATGTACAAAGTGCTGACGTTTTTGTTTAGTCTTATCTTCTGGGTTCCAATTACGTCGAATTGATAAAACTTCTTGTGTTGATCTTTCTATAGTAACAACATAAGGTAATGCTATTCCTGTTTTCTCGCCGTCGTCTTCATCTTCATAACCTTCTAGGTCTAAGTCAACGTGCATTTCTAAAATCTTAAACCTATTATCAGTTGTTGCGTTGAATCCCATCTTCTCTGCAATTTTCTTTTCAACTTCTTCTAAGTCATGTGAGGGTTCACCTAATTCAATATCACGATAGAATTCGGCAACTTGTAATTTTCTTAGTTCGTTTTGTGTTTTACGCATTACATGAGTAACACGTTCTGCTGATTCTAAATCTGAAGCACCATAAGGCACAACTAAATCTTCGGCAGGAATATACATAGATACTTGACGGTCTAGTGATGGGTCAAAATAAACTTTTTTAAATGCATTACCAGCTAAACCTAAACCCCATAACATACGTTCATGTTCAGGTCTATACTCAATCATTTTTTGTGTAAGCTGATAATTCATATCATCTTGTACACGTCTAGCAGCTTCTTCTTTTTCTTCTGTAATGTCACCAATAATCTGTGTTTTGACTGGACCTGCAGCGGGGAATGTTTCAGTCATTGTTTCTGCTTGAAACTTAACAAGCGTTTCTGTTAATAGTGGGTGAAATACATTACATGCGCCTTCCCACGGTTCTGATCGGTCTTCTAACTTAAGACCTAACAAATCTAAACCATCTACGTATGTATCTAACCAATCACGTCTTGCTGTTAAATCACTTTCATAGTCTTCTAGTAACTCATCTGCTAATTTAGCTAATGTATCCTCATCTATTTCTTCTGCTAAATTTTTACTAAAATCGTCTTCTTCATTAAGGTCAATTTCAAGTTCCATACCACCAGCTTTAATACTAACTTCTTCTGGATCCTCAATTTCAATTTCTATATCCGGCTCCATGTTAGCCAATTCAGCCATCATATCATCTATACCTTTTGGTGCTTGAGCTAAGCCCTTGTCTATATCATTCACTGCCATTATATTTTCCTAAAAGTTTTTTAATTTGTATTTCTAACAAATTTACCATGATTAAAAGTATTAAATTTGTAACCTTTACAATTTTATACAACGTATAGCCGCTTTTGAGCAGAACTCCTAAAACCAGGTATATCGTCTTCTTCATCACTTGGTAACCTTATAAACCCGCCTTGCCTAAACCGCATTAATGCTAGCGTTGTTGCGTCAACTAAGTCATCATTTGCACCACTTGGAAAGTCATTACATTCTTCTATGACTTCATTAGCCCATCTATGATCTGGAGCCCACACTATACCTGAACTAAATAAGTCAGATATAGCATTAACTCGGCTAATCTTATCCTGACCTTTGCCTGGTGTAAATTCTCCTACGGGAATACCCATCCTCCTGAACTCTTGGTAAAGTGCAGCCCCGTTAGATTTTTTCTCTACAACAAATGAGTCAGGTTCCCAATCTCTATATTCTTCTATGCAAAGCTGCTTTAGCTCTGGGAATTCTAGACGTTTTTTTATTGCATTCAATAGTATTATATTATAATTATTGGTTTCTTCGTTAAAAAATACACCCCAAGTTGTTAATGCGTTATAATCTGCCCGATTATTAGCTTCTTGAGCCGCGTCTAATGTCATAATAATAAACTCACAAGGCGGCGGTTTTTCCTTTTCCCATATATTCCACCACTCTCTTTTTATTAAAGCTCCTTCTTCAGATACTGGATTTTGCATATACTGTGCATTCCAATATCGTATATCTAGTGCTGCTCGTCTAGACCTTAATTCTTCTAAAGACCAAAAATCCGGCCAAAGTGGAACTTCTTCACCTTGTTTATTTTCTAGTATAGCCGGGAACTCCACTACTTCCCAATCATCAACCTCATCGTTCTTTATCATCTGATTTACAATCTGTCCAGTTAAGTCTAACTTAGACCATCGCGTCATCACAACGACAATCGCTCCTCCCGGCATAAGCCGTTGTAAGGGACCCGATTGAAACCATTCCCACGCGGGGAGGAATACATCTGGTTTTCCGAGTTTGGCATCTTGTTCTGAGTGAGGGTCGTCGATGATAAAGAGGTCAGCCCCACGTCCAGCAAGAGCGCCACCAACACCAATGGCAAAATACTCACCATTATAGTTAGTACCCCAACGAGAAGCCGACTTCGAGTCTGCTTGGAGCTCAATGTTTGGAAACACATCTTTGTATGCGTCACTACCCACGAGGTTACGGACTCGACGACCGAAATTAACTGCAAGGTCAGCTGTATGAGATGCCATAATAACCTTCTTCGCCGGATGCTTACCCAAAAACCACGCGGGGGCGAGGTACGAAATAAGTTCGCTCTTTCCATGTCGCGGAGCAATATTAACAATAATTCGTTTCTTTTTGCCATTAGCGATGTCTTCAAAGAGTTGAGCCAGCTTTCTATGATGTTCTCCTATAATATAGTTTGGATAAACGTGCTTTATAAAGTCTAAAAACCGTTTAGCCCCTCGTTCCTTTGTTAATTCTTTTTTATATTCTGTTAATAATTTTAAATTACGTTGTCTATCTCTTTCAGACATTGTAGGTAAGGCTTTTTCTAATAAATCTAGGTCTTTTTTACTGATCGTCATCGTCTTCTATCACTTCACCTTCGATTACCTTGCCTTTTAGCTCTTCTATAGTTCTTTTTAGCTCTTCTTCGAGTTCTTTGCCCGATTTAGTAACGTGTGTAACCTCAGTTTTCTTCTTAAATGCGTCAACACCGTCTACTTCACCTATTTTTGACCATGCTGAGATACGTTCACGTGCTGATTTAGCCGTCGCTGCCTCTTGTAATAGCCCATTTAACACAGAAAGCTTGATGTCAGCTAGGTCTTTTACTACCATATGGCTAGTTGATGCTACCAATCCTGTTAAAAATGCTATAGTTTCATTAGGATAATTAGCAAATTCAGGTTTTAAGTCCCTATTTTCCATCATTTCTTCAGCCATTTTAGTGGCTTCATCAACTTGGTCTTTAGTTGGCTCGATAGTTTCTCCATTGAGATCCGCAATTAGCTTAATTGTTTTGCTTCTAGCTAATAATTCTTCTTGTGGAGTTAATTCAGGTAAAGCATCTCTAGCTCCTTTAGGTAAAGGAATATTTTCTTCAATTGGAGGTACTATTGGTTCTCTATTTTCTGTCATGTGTCGCTGTTTACACCTTGAATTGCAGCTAATAAATTGAATTGTAACACAATAATATAAAAAGGGTATAATGTTAAGATGTTTGAATGGGTTTTAATTTTATACTTAGATGATTCTCGTGAGTACATAGGTAACTTCGAGTCGTGTGCGCATGCTACGCAGTATTTCAATGAGTGCTTAAAAAAAGAACAAAAAGAAGGATGGTCAACTGCATGCTTATATCAAGACTACGTTCAACTTCCTGCTAACTTTGTTCCAAAGTATCCCACATGCAAATAGAATGGAAAGATATAGAGTTTGGTCCTATTAATCTTTGGACCCTTGGAAGGGCGCTGTCTTGAGTCTGTTAACCGACAAAAATCTTGTTCTTCTTTATAAAACCTTCTGTCATATGGAACCGTTCGATAAACTTGATATGCCATACGCTCACCAAATTAAATTAAAAGTCACACGTCGCAAGGATATTATGGGTGAGTTTGCCCCAGATGAAAATACAATCTATATTAGCAGTGCTAAGAATGCTCACTTTGATACAATCTGCAAGACACTCTTACATGAA